GGCTGACCCAACATAGCCCGACGCAGTTGCGTTAGCCCCACTTGCGGTTAAATTAGCCGAGTTGTTACCGTAGCCTGTCAACGCGCCTGTCAACCCATTGATGTAGTTACCGTAGGCTTGTTGCTGTTGCGTACCACCTTGACCATAAATGTTAGACACGTTACTGCCATATGTTCCCGCTGCGCCCGCTGTATTTGTACCGTACGAACTTGCTGCGCCGCCCGCTGCCGAGCCGTACCCGCCAAGCGCGCCAAGACTTGCAGAACCGGCGGTGCCTAACGCGTTATAAGTACCAGACCCCAATGTACCAATTGCACCCGCACCAATGTTGCCGTAGTTGGTTAACGCATTAGACCCTGCTTGTCCATATTGACCATATGCGTTTGCAATGCCGGTGGCTGCGTTAAAACCCACACCTTGCAAACTTTGCAAAGGACTAAGCGTACCGGCTCTAGATGTTTGATAACGGTTGTACGCGTTCTGATACTCTTGCGAAGCCATGTCTTGACCGTACGTCTGCGAGGCTTTGAGAGCGTTGCCTGAAATCAAACCCCCTCGAGCAGCAGCCTGACGATCAACAGCTTTTAATCCTTCAGACATACGGAAACCGTAGCCTGGGTCTTGGTTGGCTAAAAACGCTTGAGGTGTAAATTCAGCCGTGGCGTATTTGCCGTAATCAGTTGAGCCCGCGTTACCACCAATACCAAGGTACTCAAGCAAACGATTCTGACCGGCTAACCCTGCTTGGTTGTAAGGTTGATAGGTGCCTACTTGATTATTTAAAACGCCTTGGGCAAGCTGAAGTTGAGCGTCTTTGTTAGCCCCCGCAAAATCAAATTGTTCGCCTCTAGTAGCTTGAGCGGCGGCAATTTGTTGATCTTTAGTGGCTTGCGTAACCCCTAATTGTTGGTCACGCGTCTGTGACGCAATATTAAGTTGTTCTCGGTACGCATTTTCTAACGCTGTTTTTTGTTGAGTAAGTGCATCGAATTGCGCGCGAAGCTGCGAATCCATAACACCCTGTTGGGCGTTAAGTTGTTTATTTAAAATTTCTTGTTGCGACTTAATGGCTTCTTGAGCCAACGCTAATTGTTGCGCCTGTGCATCGGCAGCGGCGCCCGCTTGTGTATTAGCGGCTTTATTTGCGGCGCCCGCGCTTATTGCTGCTCCCGCAATTGTGCTTACGGCAATAGCCCCTGCTGCCAAAAAAGTCATGTTAGTACCTCATTTTTAAGTTTGTTTCCGAGGGTAAACATACTTGTTTCATCCTCTTCAACCAATTCTTGTTCTGCGTCTTCAATGGTCTTGGCGTCAACTACATGAAACGTCATGCAAAGCGCATCGGTTTGCGCATAGACGGCGCGTTTGGTGCCAGGTGTACTGCACAACAAATGAGGCCCTGTTACGGATTTTACCCCCTCATCTGTGGTAATAGCTACTGTTCCTGATACGATTAAATAAAAGTGTTCTTTTTTATGAATTTTACCTACAACCAATACGCCTGCTGGTCGCCACACTTCGCGGCAATACATCCCCGCGTGAAACGTGTGTTTAGTTTCAGGTTCATATTGCGGCATTTGAGAAATGGCGTTTTGTAAGGCTTGCACTCGACTAGCCATTGTTGGCAAATTAAAAGTTACTTTCATGTTTGCAAATTACCCGAGGCGTTAAAAACATGAGTCGAGTAGCCGTTGACTAGCGAGTAAGTGCCGCCGGTCATGCGTTGTGGGCCGAGGTAACGGATAGCGATAAAACCTGAACCGCCCGCACCAGCGATGCCCCCTGCGGAACCACCACCACCACCACCGCCAGTATTAGCCGTTCCATTTCCGCCGTTACCGCCATCAGTTGGGTAATTTCCCCCATTAGCGCCCCCACCTGTGCCACCTATGCCTCCAGCGCTGCCACCCCCGCCACCACCTCGGATAACGGCTGTGCCGGTAATGGACGATGCACTACCCGCACCGCCGTTAAGGGCTCCAGCCCCGCCAGCCCCGCCGCCACCGCCTGAGTTTCCATCGACCGCGCCCGCACCACCGGAATTACCTTGTCCTGATGTGCCAGCGCCGCCGCTACCCGCTGGGCCGCCGGTACCACTTACGCCGCCGCCGCCGCCTGATCCTCCCGTTTTACCGTTAAGGTAAGTGGTTGTGCCGTCGTAGTATCCACCCCCGCCACCTCCAAGCGCAATAATGCTACCTAAAGAAGAATTGCCGCCGTTGACCCCGCCTGGACGACCGCCTGTACCGCCAGCGCCAATTACAACAGAATAAAGAGTGCCGCTAGTTAAAATGCCGGATGACGCCTTATACCCACCGGCACCCCCGCCGCCGCCGTTATATAACGAATATGCGCCGCCGCCTCCGCCACCAATAATTAAATATTCAATCGGAATTTGCGAGTTTGTGCCAAAGCCAAACGCGCCCGAGGCTGCTACACCGACGGTAGATAAGCGTGGCATTTATGCGTACCTTGTTTGCGAAGCCAACACGGTAAACACTGCATTGGCAGTTTTGATGATGGCGTAGGTGTAAGTGTCTATTGAGTTGATGTTACCGGCGTTCGGCGTAATACCACTTTGCCATTTAGGCGTGACCGCTACGCCGTCAATGGTGACCGCGCTGTTGTAGTAAGCGGTAGCACCTTGGGTTGCCATAAAAGTAACCGTAATGGTCTGCCCGATAGCCATCAAACTGTTTAGAGTTGCCGAGGACAACGCCCTAAAATTCATTGTCCAATTGGCAGTCGCAGCAGTCGTGTAGTACACAATGGATTGTGTTGCCACGTCGTAGTTAATTGTGCCGGTGGACGCTGTTGCCGAAATAGTGGTCGGCTCAACAATGTATTTGAAGTTGTTGTTGGTGACGTTAAGCAACTGGAAGCGCGTACCGTCGTACTCAATGAGCGTCAATGCGCCCGCCTGAATGTCACCCGCCGCCAAAGCCGTAGTGCCAAACTTGGTAATTGACTTTACTCCAAGCGTGTCAATGTCGATTGTTACCGCAGCGGTATTAGAATTTTGAGCAATAAAACTAAATTGAGCGCCACTAGCATACCCGCTTAAAGTAGGTGTTGCCAAGCCTGTCAGCGCGTTTGTACCTGCAACCGTAATCAGGTTGCTAACGCTGGTTGTGTCGTTAATTGCGGGGATACTGTCGTAGGTGCCAATTTGAACGTAAGTCGAAGACTTCAGCACAAACTTGTACAACACCCCGCCATCAAGCCACACTTCAGCCGGTGTGCGCCCTGCGGCGTCCAACACGATTGGGTTGGTGTTGTTTGTTGCGCCCGAGCGTGAGGTGTAAGTCGTGGCTGGCGTAGTGGTGCCGGACAAATAACTGTACAGCAAACCGCCGGTAAGCGGTGCGCCATTAGCATCTAAGAATTGAGCGCCCGCACCGGCAAAGGCTGAAAGATTGATGGACATTAAACTATTCCTGTAATGATGCCGTTGACCACGGTTATGGTTTTAGGTATGGTATCCGCGCTTTTAAACGTTCCTGTCGCACCACCCGCGCCCCCGCCCAATTGTTCGTAAACCGCGTTAAGAAATCGAAACCACTCGCGGGAAATTAAACCTGTGTTGTCATCAATAAGTGGCACACGGGGGGCAGGGATTTGAGTAATGTTTTTCATGCTTTGGTCGCCGTCACATCAAGTTCAGCCGCCATGATGGCAATCTTAACCGGATCGGTGCCTGAAATCTCATACACCCGATCACGCAACTTTTCAGTCATGCCAAGGCGACGCCAAAAGACGCGAGTGCCGTATTCGCCTACGCCGCCCATCGTGCGCCAATGTTCGTTTGACCATGTGTGACCGCCGTCATCTGACCAACGCAGCATAATTTGAGGTTGCACAAAATTGTCCACGGCGTTAATAATTTCAATCTGATCAACAATGCCGACCGAACCGGACACAACAAAAGGCGACAAGTACACACGCCCTGGCACCTCGACCACGCCTGATAGACCCACACCTGTTTCACAATCCAGTTGCAATGAATGCTGCGTGGTACGTTTGAGCGTGTTAGTACCCGTGGGCAACGCGCGCCATGAGCGTAACCATTTCTGGGCGCGGGGGCCGTCTGAATAAACTTTTAAATCAAACGCATACAGATTGCCATTTTGAAAATCACCTACGATAACTTGGCTATTAAAAAACATTTGGCAATTGCTGCGATGACGACTAAAAAGGTCGTTAGTAAAACTTGCTCGCTCATGCCATGCTTGCGCTGCAATGTCGTAGACCCAAGTCGCTTGTGCGGTAGGAAATGTCAGCACATAAAACGAATGACCGTCTTGCTGATAAGTGTAAGCAATGGCATCCGAGATATTGCCGTATTGTTGAATCTGCCATTCAATAGCGTGGGTGCTAATACGCAACCCTGTGTAGCCTTGCGAGCGATAAACGATGCCTTGCCCACGGTTATCTGCACCTAACCAAAACAGCCCATTATCCAATTTGGCAACGGAAAATGTTGCAGCGCAACCGATTTCGTTAAACGCTCCTTGGATTCGTTGTAAGGGAAAACCCGCACCTAACGCAGCGTTGTACCAGACCTCGACTGATGTCGTGCCAAACAGCCAAACTTCAGAATGGTCTGTAATGGATGACACCAAGTTGTCAGGGTTGCCTTCTGCGCTTGCAAAATCAAGAGGGTCAATAGATAGTGGGTCAAGCAGCGAAGTCACCCATACGCGCTGGCTATTGGGTTCTATGAACACAAAATAGCCGTCAAGATACGATACGGTTAACGCGCCAGGGAAATCTACGTCAGTAATCTGACCAAACGCACTTGTTGTGGCGTTGTAAACAAAACTTGGCCCATTGCAAGCCACAAATAATTGAGTGCCATTGTCTGACATTGATACGGGGCCGTCATTAGCAACCGTGCCTAAATAAATGATGTTGTATTGCGAATCTAGGCGGTACAACGTATTGCCCGACACAACGTAGGCGTAACCGCCATATTGCCACAAGCCCCGCACGGGGCCTGTGCCAACTGATGTAATCAACCGCAGCCCAGGTGCGCGGTTTAAAAATGCAGGTTCTTTACCGCCCTCGGCGACAATCTCAGGAAACAGATTGACCATGCGGTTGTTAGCGGCGTTAATGCTGCGCGTTACATACGCCGAGCCGAGGATAGGCGACTTCATTAGTAGTTCCCTGCGAATATATTGAATCGCTGACGCGTTGCAACAATCGAATAGGGCAACGACATAATATCGTCGGGGTTGTTGATGCGCTTCAGGTTGCGTTTAGAGTACATAGCAATCCGCGACACTTGGGCAGATGGCTCCACGCCAAATTCAGGTGCAAGTTCACACGCCAAGTTGTAACGGAATGCGCGAAGGTAGCCTGGCGGAAACGCTAATGGCGTTGATAACAACGCGGGGGTATCTAAGGGGTCAACGCTAATGAAATGCCACTCTAGCACCTTGGTAGGCACCGGATAGACGTGCAGATCAACGTCAGGGTAATTGGTGTTAATCCACATCACTTGTGGATAGGTAGACGTCACGGTCTTTACCGCAATCCCGTCGTATTGCTGTTGGTTGATCAATTTAATACCAAACGAAATACCGTTGGCAGGGTCGATAAAGTATGTGGCGTCGTCCAACAGGATTGGACGTTTGCCGACAAAATCACCGGTAGGCCCAAGCGTTTGGTTAATCTTGCCTGGGGGCCACATAAAGATTTGTTCTTGGGTTGTAAAAATGGACAACCGTTCGGTTGACCATGAGTCAATCATTTGATTGAGCGCGGCTAACGCATCATTAGCAGTCGCCGCCGACGGCTCTTCAGCCTCAGCCAGTTGACCGATTAGGCGTAGCGCCCCATTAATTTGATCACCGGCTGTGGTTGTGGCCATGCCTACTCCGTTTTACGACGTCGTTTTAACTCATTCACAGGCGCAGCCTCTACTACCGGTGCGTCTAAATTATATACTTCCCAACCGTTTTGAACGTCAGCTTCAGCTTCCATATCGGAAATTGCTACCT